CTGCCGCCGGCTCGCCAAGGATTGGGAAAACCGCAACCACAACGCACTCGCCTTCCTCCATCTCGCGTCGATCCGGTTCATGCTCAGAAGGCTCTGTAATCCTTCATAATGTCCTCGGACGGACTCTGAGTGTCACGGTGCAATAGTAACCCGCGAAGGAGCAGAGGCACTGTGGCTGCGATTCTTCATGGCAGCGCCCGGCCGAAGGCAAGCTCGTCATGTTCCTGGCCATTGACCGCGTCTCGAAGTTCGCCGTCGTCGAGTTCCGCGACAGCGCGGGGAAGATGCAAGCCGCCACTTTCCTCCGCCATGTCATCGCAGCATTTCCCTACGCCATCCATCTGTACCGCTTGCTGTTGTGGAGGCTGTGAACATGTGGGCAACGCGCCGGCGTTGTCCAAGCGAAGCGTTATGTCCACAGCCATGTTCCTGAGATCGCCGGCCACGCCCATCCGCCACACCGCCATGGGGGTTTGACGTCCCACGGCTTGGTCGGGGTGCCGCAGATTATAAAAGCTGACCCATGAAGCGATTCCCCCGCGCGCCTCGTGGCCGTCGGCATAGCCCTTCAGGTAGATGCCCTCGTGCTTCACGGATCGCCACAGCCGCTCGATGAAGACGTTGTCCATCCACCGCCCGCGCCCATCCATCGCTCGCAATCACTGCATTCCGCGTGGCTATTCAAGGGCAGCAACAAGCTCAGAACGTCAAGCTCCATGTGCCAGAATAGCCCGCTTGACCACCAAATTCAAAAGCCGGGACAACCGCATGCGCTATCATTGGCTGCGGGCTCGCAAGCCCGGCAAGGAACTGCCACGCCACCGTGTTGTCCCAAGTGAAATTGCCGATCGCATTTGTATTCCAAGTTGGTTGGTTCTGCCCAGAGGCGGGAGCATAACCGCCTAGACCCACGCACGTCCAAACTACAGAAGCGTCGGCGGTGGTACTTCCGATGATCGTCGACCAACTGGGATTCGTAGCGCCGGTCGTCCCCGCGGTGCTGACTTGCTGAACGTTTCCATTGGAGTCCGTGATAAGTTGCCCCGTGACTACCGCCGTTGAAGCCACCCAGGCGGGCGGTGCGACAGACCTAAACGGGTGTCCGATGGTATCCTGAACTAGATTGCCAACCGGTTGGATAGTCGACGCCACCCACGCTGGATAGGGAAAACCGACGGTCGCCGGAGCAAGCACCGCACTCGTGTTCGCAAACAACCCAAGCTCCTGTACCGTCAACCCAACAGCGGCGTAGTCGGTGCCTGAAAGTGCGAAGCTGAAAGTAACAGTACCAGGCGATGGAAATGTGGCCCCGCCTACGCCATTGTAATACTTCTGCGGCCCGGTAAGATCAGTGTCATTGAGCGTGGGCGGTGTGTTGCCGGAGCCAAACCCAACCTCACTGACGTACTCACCCGCCGTTGCGCCTGCAGCAAGCCGGGCGAACGCGGGCAACCCCGCATTGACAACGAGATTCGGTTGCTCAAAAACTACCACGTTGTTTTGCCACAGACGGACACAGCCAGTCGGTCTTATCATAAGCTTACTCCGTCGGTGTGCCGTTGATCGTAACACCGCTATCGACCACTGCCGGCTGCGGCCAACCGTAATTGATACCGGTATGATAGAAATGCGCGTTGTACAGCGGGACGGTCGTCTTCGTGTCGGCAAGAGTCCAGCCAGGCACCGTCAAGAAATCGGTCAATCGAAGCGGCGCCTCTTGGACAAAATTCGCCGCGACGACAGTAAGGTAATCCCCTACAGTTAGGCTCTCATCGAGTGGAACTTCTTCGAACCAGAGTGAATCCAAAACGGAACGCTGCGGCTTGAAGAAATCGATCGCCTGGATGGCTTGTGTCTGCTGAGATATCGTAACGGATTCAGCGGCAATACTGGTCGCCTGCTGGAGCTGGTCAATATTTGTCAGGAGATCGACGTTACTGACCGAGTCCCAGCTATCCGGTTGTGGAGACGAAAACGTAACGTTTGCCTTCGCCGCAATCACTTGAAACACAGCCCAACCTTCGTCGATTGGATACGCTGTGCCGCCCCAACTGTTTTGCCCTTCCAGTATCGTAATCAACGGGAACCCGAGATTCGCCATCGCCTGCTGGATAGCGCTCACAGTTCCGGCGTATCGGTGCAGTGCGACGGCGTTCTGGATGATCGCCGTCTGGCTTTCAGGACCGGCCAGAAGCTGCCACCACGGGCTCAGCACGTCGAACTGCCAGGCCAGGAACGGCAACGCGCTCTCTGGCGCTCCGCTCACCGTGTAGAGAAGCAACGGCGAGAGATCGATCGAGCCGAGCCGTTGGCCGATCGCCAGATGCGCCTCGGTCCGCACATCGTTGATCGAGCCGGGCGCTGAAAGGCTCGATCCGGTCGATCCGCTCACGCTCGTCTCCGCGGACCTGCTTCGTCCCGCCACGCGCGTGTCGCGCGCTCGCGGTCCTCGCAGCGCTCCCTACGGTCGCGGCTCATGGCGGCTGGTTCTCGGTTCCGGTCTGATAGGTGATCGTGATCGCCGTCGCGTTCGCCCACTGCCCGGCCGCCAGCACGAACCGGCCATCGCTCTGCGGCGTCAACGCTGTGCCGCCGATATTTGCCGACAGCGTCACGGTCACCTCATAGACACCGCTGACCGACAGCGCCGCCACCCATTGGCTCGGCACGATATCGTTCTGCACGCTGCTTGCGAGATTGATCGCGAGCTGCTGCGCTGCGGCCTGGGCTGCGGCTTCCGTCGCCGCTGGCGAGGCGTTGGCGAACAGCGTCACCGTCGCCGTCACCGTGTAGTCAACCTCGGTTACGGCATACACGTTCACCGTGTCGGTCAAGGGCCGGATCGTCACGCCATTGAGCAGCGTGCTCACCTCGCCGAGCACCGTCGAATTGGCAATCCCGATGCTGTTCGGCGTGGCCGCCGGCTGCACCGTGATCGGTCCGGTCAGCACATAGACGGCAACCTGCCCGGGGGCTGGCGTCGTTACCTGCGCGTCGATGATGGTCGGATCGGCCGAGATCGCCCAATACCGATAGGCGCCGCTCGGGCCGGCGGTCGAGAACTGATTCGGCGCTGCCTGGATTCTGGTGCGCAGGTGATCGTCCGTCTCGGTGTCCGACCCGCCCCCCGTCGTGTTCGCATTCGCCACACTCGCGATCAGTGCATTGGCCCCCAGCAGTACGTCCACCTGCCCGGCCAGATAGCCGTTGGCCGTGCTTCCGGCCGTCGTGCAGGTTGCCGCCACGCTGCCCGTGGTCGAGCCGGTCGGAATCGTCAGCGCCGCGTTGGTCGCGAAGACGAAGTTGCCATCGCTCGTGCCAACCTGCGTCCCGGCGTCCACCGTGAACGGCACCGTGAGCGCCCCGGTGAGCGTGAACTGGATCGTGCAGGTCGCCGCCACGCTGGCCAGCCGCGTCACCCCGAGAAGCTGCCCGAGGTAATCAAGCATCGGATATGACGCGAACGCCAGCAGGTTCTGCTGCCCGGTGTACTGGATCGCGTTCCTGACCAGCGCCTCGCGGTAAGCATAAAGATTGATGAGCAGGCGCTCGACCTGCGCGGGATAGAGCGTGCGTCCCGTCACGGTCTGAAACATGGCGATCATATCGGCCAGGATCAGGTTCGGATCGAGGCCATCCGCGTCGCTCAAAAAAACCGGCGGCGGCAGGCTCGAAATGCTGGTCCCGCTCATCTCACAGCGCCACCGTCGTTACCTGCGGGCTGAGCGCACCGATCGTCCCGCTCGGCGCCTGGCTGTCGCCCAGGTCGATCTGCCACGTCACGCTCACACTGAGCGTCGAAGGCGCGGCCTGCCCACCCGGTTGCGCCGTCACGTTCAGCACCTTCACCCGCGGCTCCCATGTCTCGATCGCCGTCGTCACCGCCGCCACGATCGCCGGCAGCGCCGCCGGCAGCGGCCGGTCGATAAACTGCGTCAGGTCACATCCGAACGTCGGCCGCCACGGGTCCTCTCCCGGCATCGTCCCGAGAATGATGCTGATGCACTGCCCAACATCGGCGAGGCTCTGTACCACCTGCCCGATCCCGCTGCCAGGCCCACCACCCGCCGTTGCATCGAGCATGAGTTCCCAATCGGCGCTCGTAATTTGCCCGAGCGTGACCGCCGAGCCGCCGGACGATCCGGTGCCACTCATCACGTCCCCGCGTTCGGACTTGCGGTGTTGCTGCCGCCGGACTGGATCCCGCCATGCGTGTGCGTCTGCACGTCCACCTGATCCGATCCGCCATATCCGGCGGTGATCTCCTGCGTCGCCTGAACGGTGCCCGTCACGGTCATGTCGCCGTTGCCCCAGGTGCCGCTCGTCGTCCCGATCGTGCCGGCCACCAGCAAGTTGCCGTTGACATGCACATTGCCGTCATTCGTGGCCTTCACGTAGGCCCCCGCCGCATCCTCGATCAGCGCCGTGCCATCGGAGCCGAGCACCACCTTGCTTCCCTGCCCCGTCGTCACCGTCACGGTCGATCCGTTCGGCAGCGCAGCGTTCAGCGTGTGGCTGTTCCGGTTGTACGTCACCACGGCGCCGTCGCTTGCCTGGAAGCCGCGCACGCCAGCGGCGGCCCATCCCTCCGGCGTATCGACGGTCGAGTAGATCGCCCCCAGCACAGCACCGTTCTCATCGTGCTCGTCCATCAGGCAAAGCACCTGCTCGCCCGTGTCCGGCATCCAGAAGTCCTTGTCGTCCTGGCTGCACCGAACCGCCATCGGCAGCCACCAGCTCACCACATTGTCCCGATCCGGGAATTTCACCCGCACGGCCGGATAGGGCGTGATCTGCTGCGCCGTGACGATCCCCACCCGAAACGGCGGCGCATATTGCCGTGAGTATGGTCCGCGGGCGTCGGAGTCCGTCAGCATTCCAGGGCGCTTCCTACAAAAGCTCTACCGCAGGGCAATCGCATTTCAGATCTGAGCCAGCACTGTGGCTAGGAAGCTGTCGCTCCAGGCGGCGCGCCTGAGCTTTTTGCGCAGTGAGCCCTTGGAGGTCTCGCGGCGGACCAAGTTGAGTGCGATG